AGAAGAGCTTGAAATAGACGAAGGACGAGTTGACTCTGTCTATTTGGATCATCTTGGGTATCCTACTTTCGGCATTGGTCATCTTATTACCTCTGACGATCCAGAACATGGTTGTCCTGTCGATACGCCAGTTGCCGCTTGGCGTGTCGTAGAAGCATTCGAAGATGATGTACAAAATGTACTAGCTGACTGTGAGAAACTTTATGTACAGTGGGAACATTTGCCTGAAGAAGTAAAATTAATCATTGCGAACATGATGTTCAATATGGGACTCACTCGACTTTCTAAATTTAAAGGAATGAAACGTGGTGTCGATGCACAAAATTGGGACGTGGCCGCAGCTGAAATGGTAGATAGCAGATGGTACAAACAAGTGACTAATAGAGCAGATCGATTAGTTAAGAGGATGAAAGCAGTATAAGGGAGAAAAAACGTGTGTGATAACACAGAGTGTCATCCGGACCGAGAGGATCCTATCAAACGAGAACTGTGTTCGTGCGATCCTTGCACATGCACAAAAGCAACACCATGTGAGTGTTGCGAAACTGATGATTAATGATTACGGTAACTGCTAAAGCTAAGGAATATATGCAAAGCGTATCTAAAGGGGGGTACATCTCTCTTGGCGTTAAGGGTGGTGGTTGTTCCGGCTTCCAATATGTTTGGGATTTTGCAGACAATTGGCCAGATGTTAATTGGTCAGATCCTATAGAAGATGTTCTTGTTCTTGATCCTATGGCTGAAATGTATGTAATAGGTAGTACGATAGATTATGTTACAGAATTGGGAGGATCTTTTCTAGCGGTCAAAAATCCTACGGCAGCTAGTTCATGTGGATGTGGAGAATCATTTGGTATATGAAAACTATTATTTGTGATATAGGACGAAGTTGGCATTTGACTTTATTTCTATATTATAGTATTATCATATAATGGCTTATTCTTTTTATACTGACGTTACACATAATGCTGGTTTTATCTATTCTCGTGGATATGAAAATGGGAGACCATTTAAACGCAAGGATAAGTACAAGCCCACTCTGTATGTTAAATCTCCAAATCAATCTAATTATAAGTCTATAAAGGGGCAACACCTGGAACCGATTAATCCAGGTTCAATGTGGGACTGTGGTAAATTCATTGAGAAGTATCAAGATGTAGAAGGCTTTGAAGTATATGGTACGGATCGTTGGGTGCATCAGTTTATACAAGATAATTGGAAAATAGATTTACCTTGGGATCGGTCGCTTGTTAATGTCACCACATTAGATATTGAATGTCAAGCAGATCAGGGATTCCCTGACATTCGTAGTGCGCCCATGCCTATCACAGCTATAACTGTCAAGAACAATATAGACAACATCTTTTATACGTGGGGGCTGGATCAGTATGATCCAACAAAAACTGCTTTAGAGGATGCTAAAATAGATTATGTCAAGTGTAAAGATGAACACGAGCTGTTATATAAATTTCTAGAACATTGGACTAAAAATTATCCTGATGTAATTACTGGATGGAATGTTCGTTTTTTTGATCTACCTTATCTCAAAACTCGAATTTGTAAGGTTTTGGGAGATGATAGTAGTGCAGAGAATTACGAGCGATATGCGAAACTTTTATCTCCTTACAAATTATATCATAACAGAGAGGTAACAAATCATAAGTTGCCAGTAATAGAGTTGTATGGTATACAGCAATTAGATTATCTAGATTTGTTTCGTAAATTTGCGTATACATATGGTACACAAGCAAGCTATGCTTTGGACAACATAGCTCATGTTGTGTTAGATGAGAAAAAATTAGATTATAGTGAGTATAAGAGTCTTACCGAATTATATAAAGAAGATCATCAAAAGTTTATTGATTATAATATTAAAGATGTACAACTAGTAGATCGATTAGAAGATAAGCTCGGGTTAATTACTCTCGCTATGACAATTGCTTATCGCGCTGGTGTTAATTATGTAGACACATTTTCCAATGTTCCTGTTTGGGATGCAATCATAAACAGAGAGTTACGTAATAGAGGTGTTATAGAAAACGGCAGAAAGTATCAATCTAAAGATGGGCAAATAGAAGGAGCCTATGTTAAAGATCCTATTATAGGTATGCATGAATGGGTATGTTCATTTGATTTAAATAGTCTATATCCTCATTTGATAGTGCAGTATAACATGTCACCTGAAACGATTATATCAGATCAAATAGATGTTACTGTTGATGATTTGCTTGAAGGTAAGGAATATGATATACCTGAGGGCTATTGTATGTCAGCTCGAGGTAATCTCTTTCGTACAGATCGTAAAGGGCTTCTACCTATTTTAGTTGAGCAATATTATGCAGATCGAATGGTAGCTAAAAAAGAGATGCTTGAAGCGCAACAACAGTTACATAATTTTACCGGTGATAAGTTTGATAGATATAAATTAGAGAAGAAAATAGCTACTCTTGGTAATCAACAGATGGCTATTAAGATTTTGATGAACTCTTTATATGGGGCTATGTCCAATGAATATTTTAGATATTTTGATCCAAGAATTGCAGAGAGTATTACGCTGTCTGGACAGCTTACGATTAGACACGCAGAAAAAACTCTCAACAGCTATCTTAATAATATATTATCTACTGATAGTGTCGACTATGTTATTGCTATTGATACCGACAGTGTTTATCTCAACCTTGGGCCTTTGGTTGATAGCGTATATAATGGTGATGTGGAACTGGTTAAAGGATCTGCCTTCTTGGACAAGGTCGCTAACCAAAAAATAGAACCTCTACTTGAAAAGGCGTTTACTGAACTAAAAGAATATATGAAGGCTCCACGCCAGGCCATGGTAATGAAGCGCGAAGTCCTGGCCAACAAAGGCATATGGACGGGCAAAAAACACTATATACTCAATGTGATTAATTCAGAGGGCGTACAATTCAAAGAACCCAAATTAAAGATGATGGGCATAGAGGCAGTTAGATCTAGTACACCTATGCCTTGTAGAGACATGATTAAACGAGCTTTGCTAGAGATAATGAACAAAGATCAACAGACTGTCCAGGATTTTATACAAAAAGAGCGAGTTAAATTTAATAGTTTACCTGTAGAAGACATATCTTTCCCTAGAGGAATTAGCGATTTAAATAAATATAAAGACGGGCATATGATTTATTGCAAAGGGACACCTATTCATGTACGTGGTGCCTTACTACACAATCATTATACCAAAGACACGAATATTGATAAGATTTTTCCAGGAGACAAAGTTAAATTTTGTTATCTTAAACTCCCTAATATGGTTAAAGAAAATGTCATAGCGTTTAAGAATATTTTACCTGAAGAATTGAATGTAAGACAAAGTGTGGATTACGATAAACAATTTGATAAGGGATTCTTGGAGCCGATCAAGACAATTCTAAATGCAATAAATTGGCAATCAGAAAAAAGAGCAACACTAGAAGATTTTTGGAGCTAATCATGGTAGACTTTAAAATACCAGATGAATACACAAAAGCTGATTTTGGTTTTAGCGCGATAGATGAAGCTACATATAAAGCACAACAAAGTGAGAACGAAACATTACCAACGTCAGTAGACGAAAATGATATTCAACGCATTATGTTGAATCTACTTAAACCTTTAGAGGATAAATTAGATAATCTTGTAACAAAGAGAGCTATAGATGAAGAGGGCGAAGTAGATCGTAGAGCTACAGTAGCAGAAGAAAGAATATCTGATAAGCTACGTCAGCTTGAGGAGATCATAATGCCGTTGTTAGTTAATCTTAACAAAACCGCAGACAAAGAATACATTTATTGGCCTGGTCGTGAGAAGGTAATCGAAGACCAGATGAAAAAAGTCTTGTCCATTACACGAGGTTAAGTAATGGGTATTCTAACTCTTTTCAGTGCCATTATCATATCTGGAGTGGCTGCCTGGTATTCGATACTAGGCCTTATAGCTATATTTTCAGCTGCAGCGATTCCCATAGCTATTATGGGTGGTGTACTTGAAATAGGTAAATTAGTTACAGCATCGTGGTTATATCAGAATTGGAATAAAGTACCCAAACTTTTAAAGATATATTTAACAAGTGCAGTAGTAGTGTTAATGTTAATTACAAGTATGGGTATCTTTGGATTTTTAAGCAAAGCGCATATTGACCAATCGGTCTTAACAGGTGACAACTCTCTTTTAATAACACAGCTAAATAATCGAATCAAGAGAGAGCAGAGGAAGATAGTAGACGCTGATAAAGTTATCAATCAGCTAGATGCCCAAGTTCAAACACTTATAGAGTATGATCGTATTAGAGGACCTACTGGTTCTATCGCTACTCGCAAGTCACAGCAAGTCGAACGAGATTCATTAAATAGACTTATTGAAACTACAGCAATTACTATCGGACGGATACAAGAACAGAGAGCTAATTTAGACTCACATCAATTAAAATTAGAAG